GTGCAATCTTAGAACCAAACAGCAGATCTATTGGAGTTGTTCAAAAAACTAGAAAGATTGACATCGGATTTGATTTTCCATCAGATTTTAGTTTGAGACCAAGTGCATCTTTGCCTCAACTTGCAAAAATGGAACCTCTATCTACAATAGATTATATTGGTATTACCTCTTCAGGAAGAGGATATTCTAAAGCTCCAAAATTAATTTTACTTGACGGCAAAACTAATCAACTGGTTAAAGATGTTGATTTGAAATATACTCTTGGAGACTCTAAAGTAACTATACTGAATAATACGTTCTCTCTGAATAATGTAAAACCAACAATAATTCCAACACAAAATACAAATGGAATTGGAATTGGATCGATATCTTACAACTCAACAAATAAAAAAGTTACGGTAGTTCTTTCTGTTGGATTTAGTACTGAAAACACGTTCCCATTTGCAGTAAATGATAAAGTTTTAATAGAAAATATTAGTGTTGGTGTAGGATCTACAGGAAAAGGATATAATTCAGAAAAATATAACTACACTCTTTTCACTTTAACTGATGTTGATCAGAATCTTGGTGGAATTGGAACTGTGGCTTACAGTTTGGATGGATTACTTTCTTCAAATGAAATTCCAGGAATTTTTGATCCTTTCAATTCTTCTGGAAGGATCATACCACAAAAAGATTTTCCACTTTTCAACCCAGTATTGAAGAAAGGAGAATTTTTAAAAGGAGAAACAATTGTATCAGATTCTGCAGTTGGTTTTGTTGAGAAATGGGATCCAAAATCAAGTATTCTATCGATAGGATCAAAATCAGATTTTGTAACAGGTGAAGTTGTTAAAGGAGCCTCATCCAATGCAAGTGGTTTAATTTCTAATATTACAATATTTGATGCTTTCTTTAAATTAAATGCACTATCAAAAGTAGAGAATGGTTGGAATTCTAATGTAGGATTTTTGAATGATAACTTACAAAGAATTCAAGATAGTTTTTATTATCAAAACTTCTCATACTCTCTAAAATCTGCAGTTCCTTATGATGATTGGGAAGATGTTGTAGGATCACTAAACCATACCGCCGGATTTAAAAAGTTTAGTGACCTTGAGATGAAATCTTCTCTCAAGTATAATTCTAACAGAGAAGAATTGAATTCTTTGGACGATTCTTTGGTTGTCAGAAGTCCAATAGATTCATCTTTCACTGTTTTGGTAGATTTTGTCAGTGTTGTTGATTTAAATTGTGTTAAAGATTTTGACTTAGTTAGAGAAAATGCTCTAGTGAGTGACAGATTATTCTCCGATGAAATTACATTCTCAAGTAGAGTGTTAACGGATTATTTTGAATCTGTTGGAAATCGTGTTTTACTCATAGATGATGTAAGTTATCTATTCAACAGTAATCCTAGAGATGAAAGATACTCTAATATTTCAAGAATCAATTCAAATAATTTTAAAACTAAAAAGTGCTTTATCTATACAAGAGATTCTAGGTATTATAATGAGAGGCAAATAACAGCACTGAGTTTGGCTCAGAATGATGGTTTAGGATATTTAAATCAGTATGCTAGAGTCGAAACCCAATATGATATGGGTTCATATGATTTTGCGATAGAGGGTTCTGATGCTGTTCTACGTTTTTATCCAACCAAATTTGAAAGAAACAATTTTAATACAACTGTACTATCGTATGATGTAAACGATGGCATTTCTGGAATTGGTAGTACAAATCTTAATATTGTAAATATTGTCACAAATAATGCAACAGTATCCTCTGGAACAACTACGACAATAGTATCGTTTGATAAGGCTTCTTATAGATCATCAAAACTTCTTATACAATTTTATAATCAAACTCAGACTGATTATCAGTTTGATGAAATTACTTTATTACATGATGATACTGATGTAAGTATACTAGAATATGGAAGATTAAACACAAATCTTAGAGAAGAGAGTTTATCTGGTTTTGGAACTTATAATGCTTACATTTCTGGATCCAATGTAATCTTAGATTTCATACCAAATGCAGGTATTGCTGGAACTGTAAACTTAATCAACACATTAATAACAGATTCGACAGGATCTACTACCAATTCCGAAATAACTCTAAATCATGCTGTTTTAGAAGGAAATAGAGTTGCAATTTCTTCAACAGTTTCACCAATATCAACTGTTGTTGTTGATTATGACGACATTTATGATACAGCATATTGTATCGTACAAGTAACAGATACTACAAATAACAGACATCAAATATCTGAAATTGTAATTATTGATGATGATAGTGAAGTATATTTCACTGAATTTGGAAATATTGAAACTTCTGTTGGGTTAGGAACATTTGGAGCAACCAGAAGTGGTGGAGTAACACAACTCACATTTACACCACTTCCAAATATTAATGTTGATGTAAGATCTTTTGTAAATTCCATCTCCATAGCCTCAACAACAACAGACACATTAAGTTTGAATAATGCAACAATTGTGTCTGAAAGTGGTACTTATTTTGGAACAGGATTTGACGTTAAGCGTTCTTTCCCACTACAACATAATCAAAGAGATATTTTCTCAAGATATTTTGATGGATCTAGTTCCACTGTTGTTGATGTTACCAATGACACGGTGACTGTTCCTGGACACTTCTTTGTTAGTGGAGAAGAAGTAGAATATTCTAACGGATCTTCTTCTTCAGCAAACTCTATTAGTATTGGATCTACCTTTATTGTTGGCATAGGAACGACCGATAAATTACCATCATCAGTGTTTATTATCAAGGAAAGTGATAATAAAATTAAATTTGCTGCTAGTGCAGAAAATGCATTAAAAGTTGTTCCCGACTATTTGAACATTACAAGCGTAGGTGCAGGAAGTTCTCACACAATTGTAGCTAAAAATAAAAATCCAAAAGTTATTGTTACAATTGATAATGTTATACAATCACCTGTAGTTTCTACAGCAATAACTTCAACATTAGCTTCAAAATCTCTTGTAATTGATGATGTACTGTATTTCAGCGGCATAACTTCATTCTTCAGTGGAGATCTAATCAAAATTGAAGATGAGATAATGTTGGTTGACTCTGTTGGATTTGGTAGCACAAATGCAGTAAAAGTAACTAGACCTTGGATGGGAACTGATATTGGTCCAGTTGTCGGGTATTCTACAAATTCTGTTGTTACGAAAGTTACTGGATCGTACAATATTGTTGGTAATACTATCAATTTTGCAAGTGCTCCATATGGAAACGTTCCTAAAGAAACAACTGATCCTGATGAGAGAGATTGGGTTGGAATAAAGAGTTCCTCTTCTTTCCACGGAAGAGTATTCTTGAAAAATGGAGTTGAACTTACTACTGAGGAGACTTATTATAAGAATCGCGTATTCTTTGATGTGTCAAGTGAATTTGATGGAAATACAGATAAATTTAGTTTAAAATATGAAAATCAAAGTAATGTTACTGGCGTATCAACAGATAATGTTATAGTTTTAGTAAATGATATTTTCCAAACTCCAGGATTATCAAATAATTATACTTTAACAGAGTCTTCTGGAATAACAACAGCAACTTTCATAGGATCTGGAGTTTCTATAACTAGCGATCCAAACACATCAACATTACCTATGGGTGGTGTTATTGTCTCTGTTGGATCGGAAGAGGGATTTGGTTATCAACCACTGGTTTCTGCTGGTGGAACTGCTATAGTTTCTGGACTTGGGACAATATCTTCTGTAAGTATTGGAAACAGTGGATCTGGATACAGAGTTGGAGTTCAAACTGTAAGAGTTGGTGTTGCAACTTCAACAACAGGAACTCCGAATGTAGTTTATGTTGGAGTGGCTTCCGTAAGCAATGGAAACGTAGTTAGCATCGCCATTACCAATCCCGGTGTTGGATATACAAACACAAATCCACCATATGTAATAATCGATTCTCCACTATCATATTCAAATATTCCATTAGTTTATAGTTCTCCTTCTTCTGGAATTGGAACTGGAGCAGTTGTTGATATTGTTGTTGGACAAGGTTCTAGTGTAATAGATTTTGAACTCAAAAATACTGGTTATGGATATGGTCAGGGAGATGTATTGACGATACCTATTGGAGGTTCTGCAGGAATATTAACAACATCTAGCCCAAGTTTCAGTGAATTTAAAATAACAGTAGATAGAACTTTTACTGATAAGTTTTCTGGATGGTATATTGGTCAACTACAAACACTTGATACTATTGAAGATCAATTCAATGGTCAAAAAACAAGTTTCCAACTCAAGGTTGGTGGAGTAATAACTTCCATTCTATCTAAGAGGGGAACTTCAATTGACGTTGAGCAATGTTTATTAGTTTTCCTAAATGATGTTCTTCAAGTTCCAGGTGATTCTTACATATTTGCTGGAGGAAGCACAATCACGTTTACTGAAGCTCCAAGAGAAGGAGACAGTTGTACAATTGTATTCTATAAAGGAAACGGAGACACTGATGTCATCTTCAGAAACGTAATAGAAACAGTTAAAGAAGGTGATGAATTAACTATTGATTATGATCCATCAATTGGACAGTCTCCAACTTTACAAGAAGAAGAAAGAACAGTAACGTCAGTTCTTGCAACTGATGTTGTTGAAACAGTTCCTTATTTTGGCCCAGGAAATACTGCCGATGAGGAGTTGGTAAGACCAGTAACTTGGTGCAGACAAACTGAAGATAAGATTATTAATGGAAAGGAAGTAGGAAAGAGTAGAGAACTTTATGAGGCGGTAATTTACCCATCAGCATATGTAATTCAGACTGTTTCTACAGGTACTACGACAATTTATGTTGACAATATTCGCCCATTCTTCAATCCTTCAAATGAAAATAACATATCATTGACCTTCCAAGATAGAATTATTATTTCATCTCAAGATACAAAAGTATCTGCTTCAGCAACAGCAATAGTTTCTGGGCTTGGAACAATATCGTCAATTTCTATCAATAGTGGCGGATCTGGATACTTAACTACACCATCAGTTTCTATCCAATCTCCAATTGGACTAGGAACTACTGCATCCGCAACAGCCTCTGCTACGTTGATTAGTGATTCCGTCTCTACTATTACTGTTACAAATCCCGGAACAGGATACACAAACACAAATCCACCTGCAGTTCTTGTAGAATCTCCTTCACCTCAAAGAGAATCAAACAGAGTTTCTTCATATTCTGGCGATTCTGGTGTTATAGTTGGATTTGGTACAACTTCGGTTAATCCAGACGTTTTCCAATTTGTCTTTGATCTTTACATTCCTGAAAATTCATATTTAAGACAGTCATCTATTGCAGGATCATCAACAACAATAAGTTCATTGAACACTGGTGATTATTTTGTTGTTTATGGTTCAAATGTTGGATTCTCTACTCAATTCTTATCACCAAGATCCGCAAGAATTGATGGTTCTACAATAGGACTCTCAACACAGTTTATTGATAATGTTTATCAAGTTGAAACTGCGGAAAATGTACGAGTAAATGTGGCAGGAATAGGAACAACATATGCTCGAAGAATATTTACAAGAATTTCTGGAATTAGTACAGTTGACTTTAGTTACAGTACAATAACATTTGATTCTACTGTTTATTCTTTTGATTCTATTGGCGTTTCTACAGCAGGAATTTCAACTTTCTCATCTGGGACGATTGGAACTTCATTCTACTTTGGCCAATTTAGTTGGGGTAAAGTAGTAATACCTCAGAGATCTGGAACTTCTACATACAATTTCTATGGAAACAATGGTGTTGGTGGAATATCCACATCAGCTATAGTAAGAAGAAGCGAAAATCTTCGTTATGAAAATTACATTATCACTTAAACCATAAATACTTCTAAACTTTTGCGTAATAATGGCAAAATTAGGGATAAGCACAGGAACTATTCCAGATGATGGTACAGGTGATAGTTTATTAGATGGTGCTATTAAAATCAATAGTAATTTTAGTGAACTATATACTCTTCTTGGTGACGGAACTACTTTAACTAGTGGTATTGTAACTTCTATCGTTGCTGGAAGTAATATTACTGTTTCGGGATCAACGGGGCAAGTTACAGTAAATGCAGCCTCTCCTAAAAATTGGGAAACCACTGCGGCAGGAATTCATACATTAAGTAATGTTGGTATTGGAACCACAAATCCAACAAGTAAACTCACAGTTACTGGAAGTGGATTATTTACGGGTGTTGTTACCGCGACAAGTTTCAGTGGATCTGGATCAAATCTAACTGGAATCGTTACTGGAATAACTGCTGGAGCTAATATTACTGTATTAGAGAGTCCAAGTGGAAACTTTATTATTACATCCACATCATCGGGGAGTGCTGGCGCAGGTGGAACTTGGGCAACGACAAGTGTTGGAATTCATACTTTAAAAAATGTTGGCATAGGAACCACTAATCCACGATTTGCTTTAGAAGTTGGTGCTGTTGGTGCATCAGGAACTTCCTTATATGTAAATGGTGATGCTAGAATTACTGGTATTTTGACAGTTGGAACATCAAGTATTACACTTAATGGATCTACAAATCAATTACTTGTTGGTACAGGTGTTACAATATACGGCAATACAGGTATTGTTAGTGCTACTAAATTCTATGGTGATGGATCTTCCATAACTGGAGTAATTGCTGCAGGTGTTGGAATTACTATTAGAGATGGTGGTGGAGACTTAGGATCTGCCGAAGTTATTGATTTTGGCGACAATCTTACTGTTTCTTTTGCATCAGGCATTGCAACTGTTACAGGCTCTGCTGGTGGTGGAGGATCATCTCAATGGGTCACTACAGCAGCAGGTATTCACACACTTTCTAATGTTGGAGTAGGAACCACAAATCCAACAAGTGCTCTTACTGTAAAAGGAAATACTTCTCTCGAAACTTTAAGTGTTTCCGGAGTTTCTACTTTCAATAATCTTAATGTAACTGGTGTCTCCACATTTCAAAATGATATAAAAGTTGATTATAACAAAGGATTATATTTTGGTAATGGAAATGAATTCTTGGTTTATCGTTATGATGGACTTCCATCTGATAAAACCGTAGTTTCTAATTCTGTTGGAGCCATACAAGTAACATCTGTTCAAGGACTATCTATTGATAATGGAACTCGTAATTATGCCATTTTTGATGATAGTGGAACAGCACTTTATCATACTGCTAGTGATGTTCCAGCAGTTACACTGAGGTATAATACAACTACTAGTGGAACTGATTTTTATAAAGATATTACTGTTAGAAATATTTCGGGGTCTGCTGAGTATTTTACAGTAAAAACTGAAGGTGGGTCTAGCACCACACAACAAACTAGAGTTGGTATTGCAACTACAAATCCAATCACACAACTTCAAGTTGGTAGATCTGGTACACAATCTGGTTTTGGTACATTTAGTGCATCTGTGGGAGTATCTACTACCATTGATACTTTTGCAACATCATTCTTAACAGCAGAATATACAGTTCATATTGGATATGGAACTTATATTCAAGCACAAAAAGTTCTTGTGATGAACAATGGATCTACAGCATATTCTCAAGAGTATGCAATTATGTATGAACCAAGTCAAATTGTTTCAGTAGGAGCTACTGTTTCTGGTGTCAATGTTCTCTTACAGGTAACACCACAAACAGGGGTAACTGGATTAACTACTTATAGATTTGTAAGAAATTCTTTAATATAATTTTATGGAAGATTTAATTATCGAGAGACAAATTGCTGTTGGGGTGGGGTCTGATGTTCCTCAAGAATATACAGTGGCCGCAAATAATGAAGAGCAGTGGATAGAACTTCATACTTTGTTAACAAAAGTGACAAGGAGACAATACATACCAAATAGAGTTGTAGAATGTGTCTCAGATTACCCTTTCTCCAAAGTAAGAGGTTGCTATAAACTAACCGAAAATGAAGTTGAAGAACTAAAAAATCATCCATATATTAATTGGATTCAAAAAGATGGACTTTTTAATCCAAATGTAATCGAACAAGCTAGATTGGATGTTCAGCATCCAGACCATACCCCAATGTCTTTTGGATATAGGTTTGGCGAACAAGAAATGAATGTTAGATATGATGCTAATCTTAATGCATTATCTGGCGCAGGCTTGACTTATACTCATTGGGGATTAATTCGTCATTCAAGCAAAACAAATCAGTTTATTGGAGTAGGAACAACAGCAAGGTATTATTCGGATTTACCATATTCTCTGACGGGTAAAAATGTAGACATAGTTGTAGTAGATACCGGTGTTCATTGGGCTCATCCAGAATTTTTGAAACCAGGATATAATTCGGTTCCAGTTGGTGTGGGAACATCGACTGTAACTCGCGTAAAGGATATATTACTTCACGGTCCAGATGAATTTGGTTTTACCTGGGCAGGTGCTGGATTAACAGAACCAGGAACAGGATCTTTAGCAAACTATACAATAGCAAGAGCACTTGAGGGTGTGGATGGAGCAAGTAATACTTTTGGAAATACTGCATGGCATGGCAGCACATGCGCTTCTATGGCTGCAGGCAATCGATTTGGTTATGCATATGAAGCAAACATTTGGTCAATAGCAGCATCAGATAGAGCAGACATTGGATTTGCGGACACCGCAGATGCTTTTGATTATGTTGCAGTCTGGCACGATAATAAACCAATAAATCCAGAAACTGGTGTTAAAAATCCAACGATTATGTCATCTAGTTTTGGATATTTGAGAAGAATTGCTTTTCAGGCCCACGAATGCACATCTGGCGGAACACTGCTAGGTCCAATTAATACCGCACTACCTGCAGTCAATTGGAATGCTAGTTTTAGAAATGTTAGTTATGGATCAACGACTGTTAGAGCAAGTCAGTTAAATGTTCCTGCAATTAATCCCGGATTAAAAACTGATTTATCCACAGTTGTACAAGGTCCTATAGTAGGAAAATATTATAGATTAAATTATTACACATTTAATAGCGCATTAACATCAGCGAGAACTAAACTATCGGATCTTTTAGACGAAAGACCTGATATTATATGGGTTCAAGCAGCTGCAAATAACTACCACAAGTCTGATATTCCGGGAGGTTCTGATTATAATAATTTATTTACCCCAAATGCAAATACAGCAACTTTAGGATCTGGTGATGAGTACTATTACAATAGACCAGGAAGTCCTCCTGATTATCATCGTGGTTTACCAGATGCTGTAATTAATGTTGGAAATTTTGGCGGCGGAATGTATGATGATGATACTGAAGCAAAGTGGTTTACAAGCAACTCTGGACCTGCTATTGATGTTTGGACTTCAGGATCTTACATAATTGGTCCAACATACGCTACTAAACCATTTAGTTGGGTAGATCCAAGATCTGTAGGTACTGGGGTAAGTTTTTATCTTGGATTTGATTCTGGAACTAGTTTTGCAGCACCTTTTGCTGCAGGACTGGTCGCACTATATGCACAAACAAAACCAAATTTAACCAGAGTAGATGCAAGAAATTGGGTTTTAAATCAAGCATCCGTTGGCCTAAGTACAAGTTTGTTTTACGAAGGAGAACCAGAAAGTTCTGCTGTTGCTGTTGGAAGTTCTTTAGCATACTGGTCAGATCTAAATGGATTGAGAGGTGCTCCTCGGAGAGTTTTATATAATCCATTTGCAAATGCAGACGTTCCAAAAATAACAGGACTGAATATTACCGGACTTAATATAAAACAACAATAAATAAGAATAAAACCTAAGATGGCAGATAAAAGTTTCGGTGTAAAAGAATTAAATCTAATACAACCTTCTGGATCACCAACAATAACTAGTCCCAATAATTTGACCATCAATGCAACTCAGGTTTCTATTAGTACTGATGTAAGTATTGGTAATCAAGTTGTTTCAAATATATTAGTTGGAACTGGATATTCTGTTGGCATTGGAACCACAATTCCAAGAGGTACTTTGCACGTTGGATTAAATACTTCTCAGGGAATTATCTTAACATCGGCAAATGGAACTAGGTATAGACTGTTTGTTGAAAACAGTGGTACGTTAAATACAGTTGCAATATAACTACTAAATAGATAAAAAACTCATAAAATGGCAGCAATTATAACTGATCAAATTAGAATATTAAATGCAAAAAACTTTGTTGCTGGAGTAACTACTACAGACAACGTATATTATTCTTTTATTGGTCTACCAAATGCCACAGAGGTACAATCTGATTGGGATTCTAATCCACCTTCACCAAAAGATAATTTTGATGAAGAGAATAATTATTGGGATACTATGATTGCATTGAAAAAAATCAATGCATCTGATGTTAGACAAGTTATTCCAAGGATAACCTGGGTATCAGGAAATACTTATGATATGTATCGCCATGATTACAGCAGATCAAACACTGCTAAAGTTTCTGGTGCAACAAATCTATATTCGTCACTTTTCTATGTGATGAATAGTGAGTATAAGGTTTATATTTGTCTGCAAAATGGAACCAGTCCAGATAATCCTAACGGAAGACCTTCTTTAGATGAACCAACTTTCACTGACTTAGAACCTAGAGCTGCAGGTTCTAGTGGAGATGGTTATGTATGGAAATATTTGTACACAATTAACCCATCAGATCTTGTAAAATTTGAATCGACTGATTTTATCCCTGTTCCAGTAAACTGGGCAACTACAACTAACGCAGATAATTCAGCAGTTAGAGATAATGCGGTAGATGGTTCTATTAAGATAGTTACCATTACTAATAGAGGAGTTGGGCTTGGGACAGCAAACTCAACTTATACCAGAGTTCCAATCAAGGGAGATGGAACTGGTGCTGAATGCACTATAATCATCAATAACGATCAAAAAGTAGAATCTATTACAGTATCCAATCAAGGATCTGGATACACTTATGGTAGTGTAGATTTAGAAGCAGGTAATGTTCCTACAGGAACAACGAGGCCAACATTTAATGTCATAATTCCACCAAAAGGTGGACATGGAAAAGACATTTACAGAGAGTTGGGAGCATATAATGTTCTTCTTTATTCTAGAATTGAAAATGATATAGAAAATCCAGACTTTATAACGGGTAATCAAATTTCTAGAATAGGTATTGTTCAAAATCCACAAGCATTTGGATCAACCGATTTACTTTCCTTAGATAAAGCTAGTGCAGTTTATGCATTAAAGTTGACCGGTGCTGGATATAGCACAGCAGCGTTCGCTGCAGACGCTTATATAACACAAACTATTTCTACTGGAACAACTGCAGTAGGTAGGGTTATAAACTATGATCAAATTACAGGTGTCTTGAAGTATTGGCAAGATAGATCAAATGCCGGATTTACAACTGTTGGAGTAGCAATCACAACTCCAACATATGGATTTAAACAAAACAGATTTACAAGTTCCCCCGGAACGGGTGGTGGATTAGCAATATCAGGGGGAACTGTAAGTTTGTCCATTGATAGCACTTTTACAGGTGTCTCAACCACAATAAATAGTAGGACATACTATCTTGGTCAATCTTTCACTAGTGGCGTGTCAAATCCAGAAGTTAAAAAATATTCTGGAAACATTATATATGCTGACAACAGACCATCAATAACAAGGTCATCAAACCAAAAAGAAGATATCAAAGTTATTTTGCAGTTCTAAAGAATTATGGCTCAACAAACCAACCTCAACGTAGCACCATATTTTGATGACTTTAATCCTGATAGTGATTATCATAGGGTTTTATTTAAACCGGGATATGCTGTTCAAGCAAGAGAGTTAACGACTTTACAGTCCATACTTCAGAATCAAATTGAGAGGTTTGGTCAGCACTTCTTTAAAGAGGGTGCAAAGGTTATTCCAGGTAACACGTCATATAATCAACTGTATTATGCAGTTCAAGTTCAAAACTTGTATCTGGGTGTTCCAGTTGATGCGTATGTAAATCAATTAATTGGAACCACGATTACTGGTCAAACTTCTGGTGTTACTGCATATGTAGATAATGTTATCACATCTTCTCAGTCTATAAGATCAACAACTACGTTATATGTAAGTTATATTTCTTCAAGCACTGCAAATAATTCTTCTCAGACATTTTTTGATAATGAGCCACTGACCTGTAACATCGATATCTCTTCAGGTTTACTTGGAAATACAACTATTCCTGCAGGAACACCTTTTGCATCTACACTTGCATCATCTGCAACTGCAACTGGATGCTCTTTCAGTATTCAAGAAGGAATTTATTTCATTAGAGGGCAGTTCGTAAACGTAAATAAAGAAACTTTAATTCTAGATCAGTACAATAATAAACCAAATTATAGAGTTGGTCTCAATATAAGTGAGCAAATTATAAACTCAGATATTGACGAGACTCTGACAGATAACTCACAAGGATTTAATAATTACTCAGCACCAGGTGCCGATAGATTAAGAATATCTGTATCATTGTTTAAAAAAAGTTTAGATGACTTTAATGATAACAATTTCATAGAATTAGCAACTATTGAAAATGGAACAATAAGAACTGTTGTTCAGGGAACACAATATAATGAATTTGCCAACGAACTAGCACGAAGAACTTATGAAGAATCTGGTGACTATTATGTAAAACCATTTAAAGTTGCTCTTAAAGAGTCCCTAAACAACGGAATGGGGAATGAAGGTATATACAACTCGGGTCAGTTTACAGCAAATGGTTCAATACCTTCAGAAAATTTAGCTGTATGTCAAATTTCTCCAGGTAAAGCTTACGTTAGAGGTTATGAACTTAAAACAACAAGTTCTACCTTTTTAGATCTACAAAAACCAAGAACAACAAAAACTTTAGAAAATCAAGCAATTAATTATAAAACAGGACCAACACTCCGTTTAAATAGAGCAAACGGTGCTCCTGTTATTGGAGTAGGAAATACATATGTATTGAGTCTTAGAGATTCTAGAATTGGAGTAACTTCATTTACTGCTGCTGGAAAAGAAATCGGAGTAGCAAGAGTATATGATTACAGATTGGAGTCTGGATCATATAATAGTTTGTCTGATTTAAATGAGTGGAATATATCACTTTACGATATTCAAACAACTACAGAAATTACAATCAATGAGCCCACTAGTTTTTCTGTTCCCACCTTTATAAAAGGTAAAAATAGTGGAGCTACTGCTTTCATAAAAGATGCAGTTGTTGCGGGAATTGCAGTTACAGTCTATGAAACAAAAGGAAATTTTGTTACCAACGAACAACTAATTGTCGATGGCATAGAAACTGGTTTAGTTTCTATTGCAGTTACTTCGTATGGAATTTCTGATGTAAAATCAGTATATGGAGTAGTTGGATCTGGATCAACTTTTAACGCAGATACGATTCAAAGTACAGGAATTGTTTTAGGACAATCTACTATTTCTGCAGGGAGTGGTGGAATTAGTACAGTAACAATTTCTTCTATTGTAGATCTAA